CTTTTCGTTCAGCCTTTCAACATCACTATCCTTGAAATATCGCTTGCCACTTTCATCACAAACCGACTGCGCTACAAGCCAGGCATCGTGTCCGAAAATATCAACCGTACTCTGAATCTCCTGACCCTTGCCAACCTGCTTCAAGTTAGCTTTGCCAAAACGTCTGCGTGCGTACTCGTCTTGCTGACCCCTGGTTAGCTTCCGAATATAAACGGTTGCGCCCCAGTCCGGTACTTCAATTTCTTTTACTTCAATGTCCTGAAGTCCTAAAATCTCATCTCTTGTGAGTGCCATTCTTAGCCTTTCTACGAAACGGTAATGTTACTGGTAATCTGAATACCAAAATCAACTTTTGCTTGCTCATTTAGCGGTAGATTCAAACCGAAGTTGACAATAATGCCACTAAACGTAACTGTCACGCCCGCTGTTCCATCCGAGCCATCAGAAGGGGTGATAATCTTATAGTTGTGAACATCATCATCAAGGAACTTCGATAGAATACCAACAGACCCATCTTGCGTAGAAGATGCCGGTATCCAGTTTGCTGTGACGGAAATTTCTCCACCATTGCGCCAACCAGGAATAAACTCACGAAAACCGTTAACCGAGTCTTGATTTGACACTTCAATGACATCACGGGTCATGCTAGGCCCGCCAATGTCAATGACCTGAGCAACAGTGGCAAAAGTCTCTACCGTACCATCGTTGCCTAACTGAAATTTAGAGCCATAAGCCCACCAAGCGTTACCTGCCATTTTCTTTTTCCTTTACTAACTTATCCAATATCTTATCGCGGTCTTTTCCCGGATAGTGATTGAGAACGTGTAAAATCATATCATCCTCACTATCCGCCTGCTTTCCGCAAAAACTGCACACTGCAATGTAAATCGTACCACCCCAATGTTTCATTTCATAGGCATTTACCTCCGGCTTTTCGCCCTGCGTTTCTTTTAGACTGTCCTGCGAATTACTGCCTGCATCGTGCATCTAAACCGCCTTTCCTCTGGAACCCAATTATGAGCAATGTTTTGAGTGAACACCAATCCTCTCGCAATGCTCCCAATCGCCATACTCTTTCCATCAATCGCTGTGAAAATCTTATCAGCATTAGTGTTGCAATTCAATAGACTGTCCTGATAAACGTCAATCTGCACCACCGATACCGTTCCGTAAATCCCATCGTGGGTATGAGTAGGATTTTCTATAACTTTCCTGATAACGGCATACGGATAGCCAGTATTGTCCGGTACGAGGTCAACGTAAATCCTATCGCTAAAAGCTGCCTTGACGGTCGTATCAGCCTTCAATAGTGTAAGTAAGTTTTTGGTTACTTCTTCCATTTACTCTGCACCAACATAGCGAAAGCAACCGCTATGGATTTTATAGTCTGAGCTAATGATTCTCCAAAAGCAGAAGGCACTACAAACGGCTGGATTGGATAGTTTGGGTTACTTGTGCCAAACTCAATGTAAGGCGCATACTCGGTACTTGGGCCAACTTCAATACTAGCAATTGAGTCGCCTTTCGTAAATTCTTCGGCAATACTTGCTCTAGTTGCACCAGTGTCAACTGGTACAAGCAACTTCTGAGTTGTCTTTATCACCGCCGAGCCAGCACCAGCAACGTGCATTAATTCTTCATCCGTAAGCTCGATGTTACGCAAGGCTTCCATAAACTCGTCTTCATTTAGCGTCATTTCAAAGTTCATACGGACACCTTCTTCAATGCACAAACATAACCGAATACGTCACGGTCTTTTATACCGACAATCTCAAATGTGCCAGCCGTATAATCCTGGTCATCATCTCGATTAAATCTGTGAGTGAGTGTGACCGTGTCGCCTTTGCCGGGTTTCGTTCCAACAAACCTTATTTCTGCCTGTATAGTCTCAATATCTGCGTGCCCAACCCAACTTTCAGACGATGGTTTATCGGTAAACGAACAACTAACTTCAGAAGTAATGCTACTATACGTTGGTTGACCGTAGGAGTCATAGCTACTCACCGTCCTATATGTAATCGTGGCTGTATCTACAAACATATAAGCCGAAGCTCTTGCCTGTAATCGCTCAACCATCTTTTTATTCGGTAACTTCATAACCAGACTCGCTGCTATCTTGTAGGCTGTCCGCTCGGTAAGGTAATGAAATAGTCGCCATTGCCGTGATATGCACCTCTCCAAGTTCTGCCGTCTTTTGCATCAATAAGGCTTCATAACCTTTACGAGCCTCCTGCATCCCGGTTACACTCATCCAATCCAGCTTGAAATCAGGCCTGGATAGCTGACTAAGAATATATCGAATACAACTAACAACCGCCGAGTTTACATCATCCTGATTGACCCAATACTGAATCGTTTCATCATCCAGGAAATAGCCTTCTTCATCCGTGTCTCCAATATGAAAACGTACAAGGCTTACATCATCACTGAGTGTAGGGTCAAAATTAAAAGACATATCACACCTCTAAGTAAACAGTAGCACCACCAGATTTTGCATTGCCACCAGAAGTGATTGACAACTTAAGTTTTCCGTTAACAAACATACGGGGATAAGCAACTGTCGACGTGCCATCAGTGGCCTGTCCACGAGGGTAATAAACTGCATCGTCGTTAGCATCATTGAGAGTGAGAAGCGTAACATCTGCCGCACCATCACCACGAACCAAACTTAACACAGCATCTACCCCATCCGCTAAATCTCCATCAGTCCACTCGACAGAATGCAATAATCCGGTAAGCCCGTGAGATGCCAAAATCGTCGCCGCACCTGTACTGTCGGTTGTCCCGTGTAACTTTACTGTTCTAATCATTCACCACCGCCTTCGTAATATTCGATAAGCCGTTGTAGCTTATCTTCTTTACTTCCACTTACCTTTAGGTCATTCTCTCGTAGAAGGTCGCTAAGCTCGTTATATGTCATATCCCTTATAAGATATAACGTATCAAGGATTTCAGCCTTAGAATCGGTTGTGGACGCCTTAGAAGGGATTGTAACTTCAATGGCAGAGCCATCTCTAATCAACCTATCAATATTCGGATAGTTGGGAGGAACAATCTGCCCTTTTTTATAATCCTTACCCGTCGCCAATGAATGAACGTCAACCGTGAACTTTATCACCATACACCAACTTTTCTAATATCATTAGCGCACCCTGCGTCTGTAACTTGGCACGCTCCGCTTCTTCCATCTGCTGCTTTACGATATCCATGTAGGCTTGCGCCTTCGTGGTTTCCATGCCGGTTTCAATGCCGTAAAGCGGTTGGTGGAATAAACCTTCTGAGCAGTGAACGTTAACCTCAATCCCTCTACCCATAGCTACCCCACACCAAAAAGCGAAGGCGTGTCTTTGGCTTCCGTACTTCGTTTCACGGGATAGCCCAACGCCATAAACATCAATAACGTCATATTCCTGAAATATTGCCAATCCCAAAGCATAAACCAGCGAACAATTTAATAGCCTTATCGGCTTATTTGAGTTAGTGCCTTTACACAAGGACAACACCTCTTGTAATGGGTATAGTTTTGCGCTGTTTACTTTGGGGTCTGCAATCGGATACATCCAAACAGGGACATCCGTTATCTGTAACGCATCCCAATAATCAGGCGTGCGCGGATGGTTCATATACATTGACGGGCTGTGTATCTCAATCAGTGCGTCAAGTCGCTTTAACCAAGCAGAAGTTAGCCAATCCGCAAACGACCAGATTTCATAGGACAAATCATCAAACGGTGCGCTATCTCTCGTGTTTTCTTCCGAGCCTACAATCGCAACCTTTTTCACTTGTGAACCTTTCTACTATCCGAGCGTTGCCGTTGATACCACCACGTGCCAAGAACTGCCATCGCTAATCAGGATAGCATACTCGGACTTCAAATTGAACGTGAGCGTAGAATAGCCAACAAGATTAGCCGGGGTAACAACTGCGTTAGTCGTTGCCGTTCCGTCTTGATATTTCAAGACTTTCATCTGTCCGGCTGTGCCGTTGGCTAAAGTTAGTGCCGTTGCCGCTGAGCCAGCCGAACCATCGGGACCAACAACAGTAAAAAGGGATGTAACCGGGATTGCGCCGCTTGCATTAATCGAATCTTTTCCACCAAAAACCAGACCCGTTAGGTCTCCTGTAAATCCTGCTGTGCTAACAACTGGGCCTGAAAAATGAGTATTTCCCATTATGTACCTCCATCTAAGTACCGTCTAATACGGGTTTAGGCTCGGGAAGCCTTTAACTCGCCCACTTTATAAGGCGTGGATTACCTTCTGAGTGGGCTACCTTCGGGGAGTAGCCCACTCATTGAAAGGAGAAAACTATGCCACTTCGTGGCCGTAGATGAACCTCGCATCATCCCAACCGAAGCTGTAACGCATATAGCCACGATACTTCGCAACTAAATCGTATGAGCTTGAGGGGTCAAGAGCGATTTCCGGTCTCACTCGCCAGAACCAGAGCAAGTGCATATTCGACATACTCTTGTTTAGCATAAACCAGTTATTCGCATCCGAAAGGTAGGGGTCAACAATAACCTGCAAGCCTTGTGCGTTCAAGAAATTGGCATCATTGTCGGCTGTGCCAGGCTTTGCTAATGCGTTCACGATTTCATAGGCGGTTGCCTGTAAAGCCGTAGGAACGTAAAGCGTATCATAAATGACTGGTAACGGGTTGCCCCGGTCATCGTTCAGGTCTTGCCCTGCAATCAGGGTCGCCACAACTGCGCTATAAGATAGAGCGGTCGTGCCTTTGTTGTCAAAGGTGGTCGAGCTAACCGAATTGACTGGGTGACTATCGTTACACAGAGAGACCGCATCACCTCCAACATAAGAACTTGAAAAGGCATTGTTTAAAATGCTTGACATGTGAGTTGCGATGGTTGTGCCAAAAGCAAAACCTAACGACTGAGCCTTGCGCCGGATTTGACCAGAACGGTCATCATCCCATAACTTGCGCTCTATCGCCACACCCTTTGCGTATTCTTTGTGGGTAAACGTGGTTTCGTATAACGGGTTAAAGCTATCGTACTCGATAGCCTGTGGCTGTCCTTCTGCTGTTGCCGAGTTATACTCCGGCACGACATCAAACGAGCCAATCCCTTGTGAGTATTCAACAGACGATTGCGAAGTTTCAATCCCGAAATAAGCATTCAACGGGGATGTAACTTCGTTCATCTTTTGCGTCCATTCTTTCCGGATGATGGGAAGAACGAATCGCGGCCATTCTTTACTGTTTATAGGTGTCGCCATTATTCATTCCTCCTTATGCACCGAACATTGCGCCCTTAGTAATGACGCAATCAACAATAGTTCCGGCGGCGTTATTCACTCGGTGAACCGATAGACTGCCATTCGTGGTGTCTCCAACATCCAACGAACCATCGGCATTGACATCAACGGTCTTGCCACTAAAACCGGCAAGCGCCGTAGCGTCTGCGTCAGCAGTTCCACGAATAACCATACCTGGGGCAATCACATAAACCTTAATCGGGTCTTTAGCGGTTGCGGCTGCACTGGTCGCTTCTGCGGCAATACCAATAATACCAACTGCGCTTGCCGTCGCTTCATCCACCTGACCACTTGACATAATAACCAACGTGCCAACCTTAGTTTCAAGGGTCGCACTGGCTTCCAACGTGACCATCTTGGGGACTCTATCTCCCCACAGGTCATAGACAAATTCCCATGTATAAGCTGGGGCTGCCATACTTCCTTCCTTTACTCGTTATCCATATATTTAATATACTCTTCATCGGAGTAACCAAATGTCCGGGCAACCTCACGCTGTTCTTGTGTAAGTTGCACAGAGGAACTCGAGCCTGCTCCCCGTTGACCTGCGCCAATATCGGGGGCAATAGGTTTCAACAACAGTTTCTTGTTTTTAGCAATCCAGTCGATTTTCTGCTTTACGCTTAACTCGTCTGGAATTAAGCCTTGCAGTTCTTCTGGGATGTCTGCGATTTGAGCGTCAAGTAACTTCGCCATTGTTTCTCGATACGACTCAACTTGTTCCGCAAGTGGCTTCAACTCGCTCAGTTCACTCGTTGTCTGTTCATAGAGGGCTTTGTAATCCTCTTTCTCTTTCAACCGAGCTTCCTGCGCTTCACGTAAAGCCTTCTCTGCTGCCTGTGCCTTTTTCTCTGCCTCTTTGAAGCGGGCGTTTACTTCATCAAAGCGTTCCTTTGGTATCATGTGGGAAGTATCGGTCTTTTCCGCCACCGCTGGCGCACCACCTTCTACCTCTTTGGTCTCGATTACTTTTTCATCAGTCATTATGTTTCCTTTCGAGTTTTACGTCCAACGTGACGGGGAATTTCTACCCATAGTGTATCATACTTTATTGCTTTTTGCAACCACTTCTACCATTTTATCGTTCTTTGGCTTATATCTTTTAACTGCATCTTCTTCGCTTGGGTCTTCAACATAGGGATTGAATTTCAACACCCTATCAACCTCTATTTTAGGACTAACAATATTAAATAACCTGTCGGTCATATAACCTTTTGGAAATTCGTTTTTATCGTCTGAATCTACAAATACATAATTTTCACTGGAAACATAAACAATTTTATACATTATCTAATCCTCACATCTATACCCGGAAAAATCGCCGCAATATCTATCTTGTCCTTTTCACTATCAACGAATATGTAGGCTACATCTTTCAACGATACACCACCGTGTATCTGGGCCTCCATATATTCAAAACTTTGTTTTCCTTCCTTCGCTCTTCGTAAATAATTTAATACGGCTCTTTCGCTTTGTCCAGAACCCCACTCCATTTCTAACATTCCTGAAGGAAAGATTTCTTTACCCAACGAGTCTCCAAACGATACGGTGGTTCTACTAAATATCTCATTCTTCAGTACAAACTCGTATTTTCCATATGAGTTTCCACCGGCCTCTAAATTAAAATAATTCACTGTTCCGTATATTGGTCGCAATTTGTCATCAATATCTTTTGGAACCCCGAACAAATTCAGTTCGGCTATCCTTCTCTTATCGTTAGATAATAAACCGTTTGAAGTTTTTGTTTCGAACTGGCTTTTGAACCTCCCATCTTTTGAAATGCCAACCAATCCTTTTGCATCAGTTCTTATCGAAACCCTTGGATCGTCGGATAATACCTGTTCTTGAAGCCATTTATTCATAGTATTTCGTTGTTCACTCCAAGTCATTGCTTTATAATCATCTACCATTTTATCCGTCCAATCGGAAGGAAACGAATCCCTAAAATAAAATTGTCCGATATTTTTATCCGTAAGTTTACTTCTTAATTTCGATATATCTTTATCATAATAATAACTCGGTAAAGCACCTTTGATTTTATCACTCTCTCTCCAAGCTTTAATCGCTATTGTTTTATGCTCATAACTGCTAAACCCCTCCATCATCCATAAAGGTTTTACGCCCGGCATCATCCCAAACACGCTGTCCTCATGGTTGTGCCAGAACTCGCTCAACGGAACACCGGACTTGTATATCTCAAACTTGCCAGGCCCTAAAATACTCCGTTGCTGACTTTCGCTCAACCCTGCAAACCAATCTTCCCCGTTCTGGAACGGCACGAAGTTTCGATTGCCCGGTGTACTCATACTCTGCATGTAACTAGGCATCTCTCCGCCAGGTGGAATGTAAATCGCATCACATCTGCCGTTGTAATGGTCTTCAACCGCTTGCCCCAACGGGATTTCTGTTCCGTGTAAGGCAATGCACGCCGGACAGGTTCTCATATCCAAAGCGGCAATCCGTATCTTTCTTTCGATAAACTTCCCCATCCGGTTTTCAATCTCTGCCGTTGCTTCCCTGTAAGAATGTAACTGCGTTGTTCGAGCTATGTTCTCGGCGGCATAACGGGGCATTTCAGTTGCGTACTTCCTAATCTCCCTTGCAGTCCTAATCGGAGACCAACCTTCGTCAAGTCCCTGTTTTATCCTATCCCTGATTATTGATGAATACCCATCTCCCCATCCATCCATACGGTCAATCCAAGCCTGTGAAGTTACAAACTTGTTCGCCATTACTGCGGGGTCTGGTGCATCAAACGGGATGTTCCTCTCAGCCGCTAACTCTAAGAACCGTTTATAAATGCTGGTTTCCAACGGATTAACGTTCTGCAATAAGAGATTATCGGTAACGTTCCCGAACAACTTAGCCGTTGTCGCTCGGTTGGCTATCTCCGCACCACTTTCAGCAAGATTGGGGGCAACGTTGGTTATAAGCCCCTGCGCAAAGTTCATCTCTTTCTGAATAACAGCCAACGCCTTACTCAACTCAGGGTCGGTCATTTTCAAGGTGTTGCCAGTCAATCCAGCAA